CTTGAATCTTGATGGAGAAGAATACATCATCGAGGATATGACTGATTCACAAAAAGAACTTGCAGGTGAGGTTGCGTTAAACCAAGACCATGTAAGGGATATACAAAACAAGCTGAATACAAATGCTTTTATGAGACAACAATTAGTTGAATGTGAAAAGACATTTGTAGAGAAGTTTCAAAAAGGTTTAACAGAGCTTAAGAAAGCCTTAGAACCTGAAGCCGAAGAGGTTGAAGCAGAAGCATGATTGTAAGAAGGTGTAGTCAGGGTCATCGAGTAAGACTCCATAGAAATACAACTCCGAGTGCGACTCGTGTAAAGACTTATCCAGATGGAACTAAAGAGACTCTGACTTACCCTTCGTCTTATAATTATTTTGTAGATGTAGATGGAACTGTAGCAAAGAAAAGTAATAGTTTTAAAGTTGCTGAAGAATATTATGTATCAGAATGTGCAAAAAAGCATGGTGATGGTCATGGTAGATTAATTGTAGGGGGTCATCATGTAATAAATGGTGTTGCTACAAGTCAATCAGATTACCCTACTGATGCAAATACCAAAGCAGAAATAAAAGATTTTTATGATAAACGTGGAGTTTCTTATGCTAGTACAGAAACTAAAAACGAATTACTTTCTAGAGTGTTTATAAAACAAGATGGCAAAACACTGTCTAAACATTTAAAGGTGTAATATGAATAATCCCATAGCAAAATTAGTAGCGTGGCAACAAAACACAGGGCAATTAGATAGCTGGACATCCTATCACCTTGCAGCAGGTGCATTTTTATGTAAAATATTTCAATGGTTGCAGTGGAGTGATTTTTGGTGTGTAATGGGTGTGTTTATCATTGGTGTATTATGGGAAATATTTGAATGGGTTATTGAAGATTGGAGACCCTATGGCTCTAAAAAGAAATGGGCATATAATACAGCATCAGATTTATTTGTTGAAACAGCAATAGCATGGTGGATGGTATTATGAAAATAAAAGTAAAAAGAAAATATGAAGCTAGCACAAGTTATAATATTCCTGTTAATTATATTTATACTAACAGGGTGTGACTCTGGATGGTCAGTCTGTGGCTGGGAGGTTAAGTGAGTGGTAAGCCTAAGATGGCTAGAAGTTACAGAGGTGCAGTAG